CTGTTACGGGTCCAACTGGCCCTACTGGCGCAGACTCAACTGTAGCCGGGCCTACTGGTCCGACCGGCGTGGGCGCAACAGGTCCAACCGGAGCGGCCTCTACTGTTACGGGTCCAACCGGCCCAACTGGTGTAGGTGCGACAGGCCCAACTGGCGCAGATTCTACAGTGACAGGTCCAACCGGGCCGACTGGAACAGGTGTAACTGGTCCGACTGGCGCGAGCATAACAGGTCCAACCGGAGCGGCCTCTACTGTTACGGGTCCAACCGGCCCAACTGGTGTAGGTGTAACGGGACCTACCGGAGCAGATTCTACTGTAGCCGGTCCAACCGGGCCGACTGGCGTAGGTGTAACGGGACCTATAGCAAGCACAGATCACGCTATTGCTCGTTGGGATGGCGCTAGCGGGGATACGTTGTTGGATGGCGTACCAACAATTGATGATACTGGCAACTTGGATATGCACAAAATGCAGATTGACAATCTTGGTTTATTGGACAATGTTGTTATAGCAGATCCAAATGTGTATGCGACTCTGAACGCTGCGATTGCGGCGCTTCCGTCAAGCTCAGCCGGTACTGTTATCATCCCAGCGAATGTTACGATCCCTGTAACGTCAGCAATCGTGCTTGGCAGTGGGAATTGTCCTCGCCGCAATTTTGCAATTATTGGTATGGGTGATAGCTCAAAAATAGATCCTCAATTAGACGGGACAACCAATCTATTTGAGCTGGACGCTGTTTCAATATCTGCCGAATATGAGCAAGTGATGTTTAAGGATTTTGTGATTCAACCATCTCAAGCCGGTGACCAATGCCAGCACGCTTTCTATCTCAAAGGGGACGTGTCAGACAATCCGCATGATATTATTTTCAACAACATAGACATTCGCGGATATGATGGGACTGATAAATTAGATGGGTCTGCTTTCTATCTCGAAGGAACTGCATGGAGAATCACCTTCATCGACTGCGCCGCTAAGAATTGTTTGAACGGTATATATATGCGCCCTGGCATATTAGAGATGAACCAAATCTCCATTCGTGGAGGAGAGTACCGGAGCTGCACTAGAGGAATAGATTTCTACCGCGCTGCGTACCTAGATAATGGGCAAGACACTGAGATACGTATAGACGCCGTCGCCGCTTACGACAACACAGACGACGGTGTGTACATAAGTCAAGCGGGGAATGTCATCATAACTGGCGGGAGATTCTCAGCTAATGGCGGCGATGGGCTGGACGTTAAAATGAGAGCAGGCGTTCTCTCAGGCATCCGGGCGCAGAATAACACAGGCGACGGAATACAATTATCAAACTGTCAGAATACAGTTGTAACTGCATGTTCAGATAATGGGAATTCAAACACTGGCTATGGAATATACATAGCTGGGACAGATACTGATGAGGTAACGGTGACTCATTGCGATTTTAACGATTTCTCTGCTGTGGCTAACGCGGAAAATGTATTTATAGACGCAGCGCCTGATGCGGCGGAGACAACGTTAGTAGCTAACACAAAAACCATAACGTTTAAGACGACGTACACCTCGAAACCTACCGTCATATTAACCGGAGAAGCCAACGAGACATTCTATATCAGCTCGTGGACGGGAGGGGCAGGCGCGTGGACTGGATTCACGATAACTAGTTCGGATGGATCTAGTACAGCCGTTGTGCATTGGGCCGCTATCCCTACGGATTGTTTGATATAAGGATTGGCGGTGTATCAAACGTAAGCTAAATAATAAATAGGGAGATACTTATGGTAATTGAAACTACAAAGATTAGCGTTTATTCTATTTGTCGAAATGAGGAAGCAAGTTGCAGAGTAGCATGGGAATCAGTAAAGGACGCTGACGAGCTTGTAGTAGTGATTGATAGCCGCACATCTGATAATACAGAGGAAATTGCGCGAGAATTTACCGATAAAATTTATCATTTTGATTGGTCCGAAAGTTTCTCAGAAATGAAAAACTTCGCTGCATCTATGTGTTCGCATAATTGGGTATTCCACCTCGGAGGAGCTAAGACACTAGAAGAAGGTGGGATAGAAAAGATGAGGTCTATCATACATGAGCACGGTGACGCACATGATTCCTTTCTAGTCAAACTTGTATCAAAGACAGTTTCAGAACATTCCCATTATCTACCGCATCTTTATCGAAAGGATAATGTAGAGTACAGCGGCGCAATCCACGAGGTGATTACTGATACAGGATTCTACGCTGGCGATGTGGTAATTACATGGGGACAAAATCCGAACCATAAAGCAGATCCTGACAGGAACATGCGTATCCTAAAAAAAGAGGTTGCTAAAATTACGAATGGTGCTAGGTGGAAATTCTATTTAGCCAGGGAGTACTATTACAGGAATGATTGGGAAAAGTCATTTAATTTGTTTAGCGAGTATATCAAGATTTCAAAGTTTAAAGCGGAGAAAGGAGACGCATACCTGCTTGCTTCTAAGTGTTTGTTTCAGTTGGGGAGGGGCAATGAAGCAAGAGAGCATTGCCTGCGCTCGATAGAGATAAACCCTGACCATGAGGAGGCCCTTCGCTTTATGGCAGACTTGCACTATGAACCATGGAAAAGAAAATGGCTTCAATTCGCTGATATGGCTGAAAATAATGGCGTACTTTTCGTCGTTAAAAGAGCGAACTTGTGAAAAGTGTAAAATATGGAAACGCCGCCTTGACAGAAAATTATCTATGTAGTATAATATAACTAATTGGAGGCAACAAATTGCAGTCTAATATAGAACTTCTAGAGGAATTAACGAAGAACCTACCGATATTAGATCCTTTAATGTTTGCTGGAATAAGCAATTCTACAGTGTCTTATGCCGTTGAGTGCGGAGAAGGAACCGCTAAAAACCTCATGAACATTGACGGAATTGCAGTAGCCAATTGTATCTTTTCGCCAGACACCGTGTTGCCGAGACACAATCACGAAGAAAAGGAGTGGTTTTTAGTCTATTCTGGAACGCTTGATGTTGCCATAGATGGACTAGCCACAGAAGACATCGGGAGATTGATGGGCAACGGGAGCAATTTTATGCTAAAAGCAGGCGATTTTATCTTTGTTCCTCCGAGAATACCGCATGTTGTGTCTTCGACCAATGGCGCTAAATTTATTGCGATCACTATCCCAAGTTCTCCTGCATTTCCGGGTGACGATGCCAGAGAATAACGGAGATGGGTGGGCGAATTGGGCCAATCATGTATTAGCCGAGCTAAAGAGGAACGCCGACGGAAATCAACGCATAGAAGATAAGCTAGACACAATGAACGAACAATTGACTCGCCATGAAGTGTACATCGAGGAAGCAAAAGACAAGGATATCATTGGCAAGGTTGTAAATAACACAAAGTTTGTCACCAACGTTAATAAACTCGTGTGGAAACTTGTCGGAACCGCTCTTGTATCCGCCGGAGGAATAACTGGACTTGTGAACTATCTGTCTGGTGCCTTTACCAAATAAAACTCGCCTTGCAATCATCTTCCTAATAGTGTATAATCATATCAATAAGGGAGGACATCAAACCAAAAGACTTGACAAACTGGTAGATTTGTGGTATACTTGGTTAAATTATTGAGGAGGCTTATATGAAGAAGATTAAGATTGGGCTGCTAGTGGGAGTTTTAGTGGCCATGTGTATTGGGTTGGCGTCGTGTATGTTGCCCGGAGAGTTGGTAGGAGGCGCTGTGCCAGTGGCCAGCTTTGATGTAACAATTGACGACCTTGCGGTGACGTTTGACGGCAGCAATTCCTATGATGTTTATGGTGGAGCTATTTCGTATGATTGGTATTTTGGTGACGGAGCAATTAGCGCTCGTAAGAAGCCGCGACATACGTATGCGAATTACGGTACATATAGCGTGTTGTTGATTGTCACCAACGAAAGTGGGGATACTGGACGGGCTGAAAGAGAGATAACTATCACAGGCGAGCTTGACTTTGATCCGGTCGTTTTGTTTTCATACATTCCGGCTAAAATTCAGACTGATTCAATCGTAATATTTAATGGCAGCGAATCACACGCGATTGGCACGAAAATCTATTGGTGTAGATGGGATTTTGGTGATGGAGAAACAACCGGAAAGGAAAGTTGGGAGAAGGCAAAAACAGTTTGGCATACATATCAAGACGCCGGAATTTATACGGTATTCCTAACAGTATGGGATGGCAATGGAAAAGTTAAGTCTACGTGGCATAGTATAACTGTCAAATAGGTTGACTTTTTGACGAAACTATGGTATAATATTAATCAGTAATGGAGGTACATGATGGAAGAAAAGAAAGGAGGGGCATTTTTCGAGTGGCTGAAGGCGCGAGGGGCTGGTTTTCTAGTTTGGATTCTCCGCACAGCTATTTGGCGAATCTTAGTTAAGATTCTAGAAAAGGCCAATTCGGCTGATATTGCAGACAAGGTTCGTCCTTACCTGCGAAGTTTGTATAAGAAACTTGGTCCAGACGCACAGGTTGCGATTACTGAGGCTATTAGGAAGATGGCGGCATTTGCCGAGGAACTATTAGAAAATGAAGAAGTAGGAAATTAAATCTAGGAGGTTTATAATGAAGAAGTTTTTGATTGCACTTATTACGCTTGTCGCTTTGAGTACGGCTGTTTTTGCTGGCGGTCCATTGCTTGGTGTTGCTATTACCCCAATCAACGGTCAAAATAGTATGCTTACATTTGGGTATGACTTCGGTGACGTGAATCTTGAAATTCAGAAGGATGACTTGTCGACTCCATTTCTTCTTTGGAATTCCGCAGTTATGTGGACCCCGCGACTTCCAGACGGTTTTGGCTATAGGGCCGGGGCAAAGTTAACAATGAATTATGCACAGATAAGAAACACCAATACCGGCAGACTGCAATATAATCAGTTTTCATTTGCACTTGGTGTTTCTAAAACATGGGGGCCTCTACAACTTTATGGCGATCTAAATCTTTCACCAAGAGGAGCTGGCAATCTTATCGTTCTTCCTGTTATCGGAGTTAACTTTCTGTTCGGGGATCTGATCCCAGACGTAAGTATCTAGCATTACAAAAGCGTGGCGGAATAAACGCCGCCACGCACATCTTATAAAAGGGAGAAAACATGAAACGAATTCTAACACTAATTCTTCTTCTATCTCTATCACTTATGTATGGGTGTTTTGAGGCGCCTAGTGTGGTAGTAATCGAAGTAGTTTTGATTTCGCCAGAAGGCACTATAAACGCACCGCTGCTTAACGGCCAGCCGTTTGGGTATAATACGCCACAGCCTGGGAATGCGCTGCTTGTTAGTTTTGCGTCTTACGTTGACCAATACGGTGCAAGCACTGGGCTATCCGACGACGAGAAATATACTGTAAAGAACGCTACATTCAGGATGCCATCTAAGTGTGAGAACGACACAGTATTTTGGACAGTAGACTTGCCGAGGAATCAGTTTAGGGTTGTGCCAGGTTGGACAGGAACTATTAACCCGTATAATGGATTTGAATGGGCACCGTTCATTGGATGGGAACCTTACAAGTTTGATTGCAAAATGGAATATGGATCACAACTTCCTTATGGTATGCCAGAAGGTGACGCCGAGATGTTTGTTGAGGCAGAGGCCAACAAAATTGACGTTGAGTTTGCTGCCGACCCCACGTTCGGAACCAGATACCCTGGAGGGTATTACAAACTTGACGTGTCGTACTCAGACAAGATCAATACACACAGATTTGTTGCAGAAATAGAAGAGCCTGGAGTTTACGATGTTAATTACTATGATGTTGGTGGAAAACTGGTTGGTTCGTGGCGATACACAGTCCCGGCGACTTGGTTTACGATCGACGAGTTGTTCTATGTTCATGTTGGTGGAAATGGGCAGTGTGCGTTATCGGGAGAAAAATGAACACAATACGAAGAATAGGGGCTTGGCTGAGGAAGTGGCTTACTCTTAAAAACACTGTAGTTGTGCCAGAACCGCCGACTCCAATTAATGACAACGGAGTTTACATCACAGCTAAACAGGCTAACGATATCATTGTTGCTGCATTGGGAAAGCGGTTGGCATCACGCTCGCACATTCATTTAGCTGACGCGGAATATTACTGTCCGTCAAAGGAATACGTTGAACACCTAGTTGAGCAAGACAACACAGACTCGAATATATACGCTGCTGAGCGTTTTGACTGCGATGATTTTTCGTTCACACTAAAGGCTAGTTTTTGTATAGATGCGTATAGGAATGGAGTTCGCCGGTCTGCACATGCAGCAGGTATTGTGTGGGGAAAGATACCACATCCGCACGCTATGAACTGGGTTATCACTGACGATCTGAAGTTGAGATTGATTGAACCGCAAACCGACGCATGGAAAGAATGGGGAGATAAGTTCTCTATATGGTTGATGGCCGCTTAATTGGAGGGAGAATGACAGATAACTTACGAATTTGGAATAACGTAAAACAGCCACCGGCAGAAATGTTGAAGCCGATTCCGGCAGGTCGATTGAAGGGATTTACTGATATTGATCCGACATGGCGATTGATGGAACTTACTAAACAGTTTGGGATGTGCGGAATTGGATGGAAGTATACTATTGAAAATAAGTGGCTAGAGGAAGCCGCATTTGATGAGGTAATCGCGTTTGTTGACATTTTTCTGTATGTTAAAGGCGACGATGGTTGGTCGGATGCAATCCCGGGACACGGAAGTTCAAAATTTACAGTGAAGGAAAGGAACGGACTATATAACAACGATGAAGCATATAAAATGGCATTAACGGATAGCTTCTCGGTTGCGTGCAAGGCGCTTGGTTTCGGCGCTGACATTTATCTTGGACGCTGGGACGGTGCTAATTACGCTAATTATACTGTTGATGAGTCCAAGGTAGACGAGTGGCTCTCTGAGTGTGAGGCCGCTAGCAATTCCAGTGCAGATGTTTTTGCTGAGTGGTGGACAGGAAATAGGGATCAAATCAAGAACGAATGCGGAGACGCCGGAGCTGTAGAAGTCTACAATCTATTTACCGCATATCATGAAAGGCTAAAGAAAGAAGCGTCTGGTAGCTAACAATGCGTATAATTGACTGCGAACAGCGGACAGACGAGTGGTATAAGGCGCGTTTGGGAATCCCCAGCGCGTCCAATTACGGGAAAATCGTTGACGGGAGCGGTAAGCCGTCTAAGTCTCAGAAGGACTATCTTAATAGACTAGCTGCTGAGAGGATAACCGGTGTGCGCGAAGAGACACATACATCGGCTGCTATGCAGACAGGTATTGATAGAGAAGATCTATCTCGCGGTGTGTACGCCATGACATATGAGGTCACGGTTGAGGAGGTTGGGTTCTGCCTTAGTGATTCAGGCAGATACGGCGCATCCCCAGATGGATTTGTGGGCGAGAATGGACTAGTCGAACTAAAGAATCCTTTGGCAAAAACCGCTGTTGGGTATCTTCGCAGTGGGAAACTTCCGTCTATCTATTTCCAACAAGTTGAAGGACAACTTCTCGTTACAAAGCGCGAGTGGTGCGATTTTGTGACGTACTATCCCGGTCTTCCGCTATTTGTTGTTCGTGTTGAACGAGACGAAGAGTTTTTGGCTCGTTTGGAAGATGAGCTTAATGTGTTCTGCGACAAACTAGATAAAGTTTGTAAGGAGTTAGGTGAGGAATGAACTTTTCTCGCTTGACAAAACGTTAGAAATAGTGTATAATATAAACGTTGGCGGCAAGGGCATCAGGCAGCATTGCCTATCCTACGGGTTGCCCGGTCGTCAACAAATAAACTTGCCGTAGGAGGTCGAGAATGAAAGAGAAGTACGATGAAGAAATTATTGGAGAACGATGGGAACCAGTTGTTGGCTATAAAGGATGGTACGAGGTTAGCGATATTGGAAGAGCGCGTAATGTAGCGGACAGAAAGCATACATTCGTTGGTAAGATTCTGAAGCAACGCATAATTAGCAGTGGCTATTGCGGCATTAGTCTTTGTAGAAATGGCGATCAACATGATGCGATTGTCCACCGACTAGTTATGGCCGCATTCGTCGGCCAATGCCCAGAAGGCAAAGAGGTCAACCATAAGGATGGCGATAAAACCAACAATAGATTGGACAACCTAGAGTATGTAACACAATCTGAGAATATGATTCACGCATTTGATACTGGACTACATTCTCTCGGTGGCGAGAAAAACAATATGAGTAAATTGACTGAGGAGAACGTGCATGAAATTAGGCGGCTTTTGCGTGCTGGGTTGACGCATAAATCTATTAGCGCTCTTTTCAATGTTTCTCGCTCTTGTATTGGCCTGATCGCAACAGGGGAAAGATGGGCCTATCTAAAAGAAGAAGGGGAGGAATAGTGGTAATTACAAAATTATTGCTACAAAATGTGTTAAAAATCAAAGCCGTGAATATAACTCCAATGGGGAATATTGTAAAAATCACTGGCAGGAACGCTCAAGGGAAATCGAGCATACTAGACGGCATAGAAATTCTGCTAAGAGGGCCTTCTTCTTTCCCGGATAAGCCTATTAGGGAAGGAGAAAAACAGGGCGCTGGCCAGATTGATTTTGGAGATTTTGTAATCACAAGAACAATCGATCCACACAAATTAACAGTTGTCTATAAAGGGTCTGACGAAAAGATCAAGAGGCCGCAAGAGTTCCTGGATAGTCTTCTCAATAAATACACCTGCGATCCGTTGAAATTAATGGGCTTGTCGCCTTCTGAACAAATGAACGAAGTTAAGAATATTTTAGGTATTGACTTCACCGACTTAGACAAAGAATACGATTCTATCTATGAAACTCGCCGAGATCTAAATCGGGACGCGAAAGCCTTGAATTCTCTAACTAAAGGATATAGTGCCGACTCTCCAGTAGATCAAATAGACGATAGCGAACTTCTGGCAAAACATAGTAATGCGCGAGAAGTAAATACTGCGAATGCTAAACTAAGATTCGAGCTTGAAACAGAACGTGATCGCGTTAAGTCGTTGAAGGAAGATGCGGCAAAGTTAGAAGATCAACTTCGTTCGATCAATGAAGAGATAGACAAGCGAACGGAGTCAGGTAAGGCATTGGCGGAAACAGTAGCTGGCCTTGTAGACGTTGACGACGCCAATCTGTTTGCAGAAATACAACGTATCCAAAAACACAATAGCGAGGCAAGCAAGAACAAAGAGGTGGTAGGACTAGTCGTTGAGCTAAATGACAACGTAGCTGCGATAGAAAAGATAGAAGCCAGGATGGAAGAAATTAAGGAATACAAGATCAGCGTTATTAGGGACGCAAAGTTTTCTATTGAGGGCTTGACTATACAGGATAATGCGTTATACTATGCAGGCGTGCCGCTCAACCAAGCGAGTCAGGCCGAAAAATTGCGTGTGTGTATGGCGTTATCAATAGCAGGTAAGCCAGAAATAAAAGTCATCCTCATGCCGCAAGCTTCGCTGTTAGATGAAGACAATATGGAATTAGTATCAAAAATGGCGGAAGAGTTGGACTTTCAGATATGGATGGAAATCGTTGGTGATGGTGATCCTCTTTCTTTCGTGATTGAGGACGGCGAGGTAAAACATTCCCCTGACGGCGACGTTGTGGGACAAGAGAAGTTATTTTAGGGGGTAGTATGTTAAATAAAGTTATGTTTATTGGGAGACTTACGCGGAATCCCGAACTAAAGACTGTTGGATCAGGAAAGTCCGTTACAACGTTTGGGCTTGCTCTGAACCGGAAATATAAAGACGCGCACGGCGATCTACAGGAAGACGTAACGTTTGTAGACATTGTTTGCTGGGACAAGCTCGCAGAAAACGTCGCTAAGTACCAGACAAAGGGAAAGAGAGTTTACGTTGAGGGGCGATTACAAATTGACGCAGTTGACGGAGAAGACGGCCGCAAGAAGTATTTCACCAAGATTGTCGCTCATACCGTGTTGTTCCTTGACAATCGTGAGGACTCAGAGCGAGCAAAGCCAGTATATGGCGACAACGTACCGTATAAAGGCAACGAGGAAGTACCGTTCTAAAGGAGGGGATAGTGGCTATTTGCGAGCGATGGGGTCCACTCAGAAAGGCACAGTTTGGCTCGCTTAACAATTGTAGCATTGGGGCTGAGATGCTTTATACAAGAATCTTGGCCCGATGTGACTGCAACGGAAGTTATTTTGCGACGCCGGAAAAGATTAACGGACGTTTGTTTGAGAGCCGCCACATAAACGGAGAAACATCGCCGTCAATTATAGAAGAGTGGATTGACGAACTAGAGAACAACGGACTGATAGTTGTGTTTTCTGATGGCGGAGAAGAATATTTGAATATAGTTGGTGTGTTCAGTAGCCGAGATAACGAAGTAAAGGCCGAGTTTCCAATACCGGACTTTTTAGAGGAGGTATTAGCTTCTAGAGAATCTAATGATGCTGGATTGCAAGCACGCAATAGGGCTGCCGATAGGATAACTGATTACATAAACGAGACTGCTAAGAAATACAACGTGAGTTTTAGCTATCGGCACTCTAAGACATCTAGGAATGTTATTATCCCTAGAATGCGCGACGACGGATATGTCGAATATGACCTAAAGTTAGTCGTAGAGCATAAATGCATGGAGTGGCTTGGTGATGATAAGATGATGGGATTTGTCAGGCCAATAACGCTTTTCAGGGCGTCCAAGTTTGAGGGGTATCTTAACTCTGCTAGGGCATGGGCGGCAGGCGGAAAGAGACAGAAGGGCGGATTGTATAGAGGACAAGAATCAAAGGATGACTATGGAGCAGTGGTGCGTTGATAATCAATCGAGATTTAATTGGAGATAGGTTCGCCGAGTGTTCATTCGATAGCTTTGAAGTGCTGTCAGCGGCGCATAGGAAGGCCCTGGATGCGTGTAAGTCGCTGTTAGATGGAACTTCTGGCGGCGTTGTGCTTACTGGGCCTGTTGGTCGTGGCAAGACGCACCTGCTTGTGTCTCTGGCTAACGAGTTTAATAGAGAGGCTGATCTAGAACTACTTGACGATAACGACTATGTATTAGTTACTGATCCTGGTAACTGCGTAGTGTTCTGGCCGCACAAAGAACTATTCAGGGCTGTTACGGATGGGTTTTCAGACGGGTCTTCTTCTGGATATATTGAGGAATGCAAGGCTGCTGATCTTCTTATTATTGACGAACTTATGTCTGAAGGAACTGGCAATGATGGAAAAATAAGCCCGTATGTAAAGGAGCTTACTGAAGAGATAATAGAGCATAGGTACAATAAAGAGCTTCCAATAGCCATATCAAGCAATTTAGGATTTGCACAAATGGGCGGCGCGTATAGCCCTCGTGTTGTTTCTAGGCTTGCTGATATGTGTGGAGATTGTATTATATTACTTAATGGAGATGAGGACTACAGGCTGAAGAAAAACGGGAGGAGAGATGGCAAAAAGAGATCCTGACTTTAGGAAAGACGTGCTGGCGCTTGATGGGTATCGTTGTGTTATTTGTGGGTTCAATGGAGAAGATGAGGAGTATGTTGGATTCTTGCAGGCCGACCATGTTAGCCCTAGAGGATCTGGCGGTGACCCTACAAAGGACGATAGAAAGAATGGAATGACGTTGTGTTCTAAGTGTCATAGCTTGAAAACAGATGAGATCATTCAGATCAAAGATAACGAGTGGGATCGCGAAGACAAAGAAAACGGATTGACAGTATTCCAGAATGGAGCAATCAGAGATAGAGATACGTTGTGGTTCTATATAAAGCACGACAAGGAACTATTGGAACAGAGTATTGACGCTCTATCAGCAATGGCTTCCAGCGAAGCGCATAGGGCTAAGATCCTGGCGTTTGTATGGGAGCACTATAGCCTTTCTGGTGATTCTAAGTCGCCTCAACAGCTAGTCGCGGGACTTGGATTAGATCCTAATCAGTCTGAGAAAGAAGCAAGGGCATACGCACAACTAGAATCGTTAGGGCTAGAATGGAACGACGGCGTAAACTACTCGAAAATAGAACTAATACTAAGCGCACTAGAGGGCAAGTCGTCTCTTACTGTAGAAGAGAACGCAAAATACACTGAGATATTGTTGCAAGCACGATCAGCGTCATTCACTGATCTTAAGAAGGATTTCGTGGAAGATGGGCTGATAGAACCCAACGGTAATGGTTCGAGTAAAGAAAAGCTATACGTTGCGTGCAACAAGGATGATTTCTTCAAGCATTGCCGCCCAGTATTCGCTAAGGAAGGTGGAATTCCGCTGGACGACAATCAAATACTATTACGAGTTGATAAGGTATATTCGCCGATGCGTAAGCGTGCTGGTAGAGTTTTTGTTATGAATGGATTGATTGAAGAGGAAGTCAAGGTGGATAGTTATGAACCTACTACGTAATTGGGAATCTCTGCTCTGTCGGCTTCCTCCAGCGCGTTCTTTGTTTCGCCGGGCTTGCCGCTATAAAACGCAATTACTCTGTCTGACTCTCCGATCATTTCTTTATCACGGATAAGTCCAGCAATCGCACCAAAGCTTTCTCTGTCTGCTGGATAGCACTTGAATTCAATGTCGCTATCCAGCGCGTACTTTTTCGCCAACGATGATGCTCCCTTGCTATCGCTTGAAATGATACTGATTGTTTCCTCAGCATGGATGTCTACGAACGTATCTAAGACAGATTTCATGCCAGGATAGTCGTTGAAACTTTTGTCTCCGATAATCGCAATCCTTAGATCAGTCATTAAACACGTCCTCCGCAATGATCGCAATAGTTATCGAAGTCAAGCACAAGTTCCATAGGTTCAGATGAATCAAATGCATCTTCCCATGAACCCCCCGGGGCGTATGTGAGACTTGCTAGTGCTGCAATCTGGCCCCAAGGAGACGATCCTTTCCAAAAGAAGAACGCAATCGCCTTAACATTATCGGACTCCTTTTCAATTAGATATTCGCAAATACCTCGCATAGTTTCTTCGTATGGATTTTTACTAGCAGTAGTCATCCTGTAGATGATTCGCTTAGTATCGTTCTTGGCGTTCACCGTATCTAGCATTACTTCTCGTTCCTGAATTGTTACATAACTTGGTAATTTATCCATCGTTATCCTCCTCCCACTTGCCTTCTTTTATAAGCCTAAGTATCTTCTCGAATGGAACTAGCGCGTATGCCTCGCCTCTGTCTTCTCGAAATACAACGATATCAACACCGTCGTCTATTCTAAGATATTCGGGTAACTTCTTCCTGCGTTTCGCTTGAATCCGCACCCCGCCAATAACCACATCGACTTCTTTTACTTCTCCTAGAGCGCGGCCATCGCTGGCGTATGACCTTTCGGCCTCTATGCCAATTTCTTTTGCTTTATTTACAAGCTCCCTCTCAAAAACATTCCCCTTCACCTTATTTGGATGCGTCACGCTATATAAACCTCCGTAATAGGGCATATCAAGTATGTCAAGCTAGTTAAGGGCGATTTCTTACGTGCAAATAAAATAGCAGTTTTGCACATGCTAAAACACTGTCCCTGTACGGGTTTGCGCGCGCATCTTTCGCCTATTTTGCTAAAACGCTTCAAACGCCCTCGGATTACGCTCATCTTCCCTTGTTGGCGATAACGCTTGCCAATGAGCCAGCCTTGCGCGGTGATTTAATCAATAAAGACTGAATCGGTATTCTTCCAGAAACACTAATGACGTAAGGATGCTTAGTAGTTGACAACTCAAGCCCATTTTTATTGATTTTGAAAAACGGTGACTCAAGAAGTGCTCGTGTTATTACCGGTATATGAGAACCAACTTCAGCAGTCCCTTCTTTGGCCGATCTAGCGGAAAAGTAAATACAAACTTCTTGCTCGTCGTCCTTAAGCCCATTTTTGTCCGGTACATTTTCTCCATTCCATTTCGATGAGTACTGTAACTTAGCCATGTTCCCCCTTACCTCTCTCCGAATATAGCGTCAATATTATTAGGATGCCACCCAGCAGCCAATAGAACTGGCCTGATTAGCTCGTCTACCATTTGATCCATGTCAGGGTCCCAATTAGGAATCCCTACACTGTAAGCGCATGTACCATCTGGATAGTCAACCTCCAACGTCAATCTAGTTGCGCACTTGTCTTCAATCATAGCGCCTCCTTCAATACAAACACAATTATACACTAATCAACGCCAAAAAGCAAGCCATTGACAAACGCCTTGAAATACTGTATGATTGTGATCGTAGCGAAAGGAGTACCAATGAGACGAAAAGCAGATAAGATTTTGGTCTGTGATGTAGAAAGTACCTGTTGGGCTGGATTCCCGCCAAAGGGTGAAAGAAGCGAAATCATAGAAATCGGAGTAGTTCCAGTTGATCTTAGAACGCATGAAATCGGTGAGGGTGAATCAATATATGTTTATCCAGAAAGATCGACGGTTTCAGATTATTGCACTGACCTTACTGGAATAACTACTAAAATACTAAAAGACAAAGGCGTAAAGTATGTAGATGCCATTAGAACGCTAACTGAGAAGTACGATTCGAGAAAGTACACTATGATCTCGTGGGGCGATTACGATAAGAATATGTTCTGGAAGATGGCTGATCTTCATGTAACTGATTATCCATTTCCGCCAACGCATATTAACCTGAAGTATTTCTTCGGAATGTGGATAGGGATGACAAACTTGATTGGCCTAAAGAAGGCGCTGGATAAGTTGGGAATGGAATTTGAGGGAGTCCAACACTGTGGAAGAGACGATGCCTATAACACTGCTAGGATATTTGTGGCGATGCTTGATTCATTTAAGCTCGTGCGGGATATGAGCATTGGCGAGCATCATGCGGAATGGGAGTCCCATAAATAGCACACATAACAAAGGAGAATACATACGCGAAACATAAGGAGGAATGATGAAGAAATGCTTGCGGCTTGAGGATGAGACTGGACACCATATCGGTGATGTCAACGAAAAGGTTCTTGTCGATATTAAGAAATTGCGAAAGCTTGAAAAGGCTGGCGTTTACAAATACTCTGCGCGTGAAGGTCTTGGTGGCGCCTATTACGAAATATGTGAGGGTGGTTGCCCTGTATGTAAACGAGATATGAAGCGCGATAAACATAAGCCAGGCTGCTGGTTAGGGAATTTGTTAAATGACAAGGAGTGAATAATGAGCGGTGGACATTTTGATTACGAATGCTTTAAGATTCAACACTTTGCGGATCAGTTGCGATGTGAAATTGACAACAATGAAAAAGAGGGAGACTTTGGCTACTTCTATGGCTTCAGCGAAGAGACTATCTCGCTGCTAAATGTTGCACAACAAATGATTGATAACGCAGCAAAATTAGCATATCAAATCGAATGGTTATATTCTGGCGATATTGGAGAGGAACAACTTGTTGAGAGGATTAGTAAGGTTATGGCTGGATTAGATGCTTCTTAAGAAACATAAGTCAGTCCCATAAATAACACACATAACAAATAAAACTTGAAAATCAACTGAATATATGGTATACTATTAGTCCGCATTAAAACGGAGAGAAAATTCAAATAAATATGACAAAATTAAATAGGATAGATAGGTACTTGAGTCGGGAAGGCTGGGAAATCAGAGAGAATAGCAATATGGGGTACTCGCTACAGGGTTTGAACGTGAGTATAACTGAAAATGAAATTTCAAAATATTGGCTGAATGAGGTATATCCCAAGGATATTAAGGAGGCGCACGAGAGCGGGGACTTTCATATTCACGACCTTGGAACGTTGGGCTCATACTGTGTGGGATGGGACTTAATGGACCTTCTTACTAAGGGATTTAAGGGTGTTCGAGGGAAGATCGAATCTCTCCCAGCAAAACATCTAAGAGTTGCGATGTTGCAGATAGTTAATTTCATGTATACGCTACAGGGGGAAACGGCAGGAGCACAAGCGTTCTCTAATGTCGATACATTTCTTGCTGCTTTTATTAGGTCTGACAATGTTTCATACGAAGATTTGAAACAAAATGTCCAAGAATTTATATTCAATTTGAACGTCCCGACTCGCGTTGGGGCGCAAGCGCCATTCACAAACTTCACTTTAGATTTAGTCGTTCCAGACCATCTAAAGAAACTCCCAGCCATCGTTGGAGGGAAGCCGTGCGATTTTACGTATGGTGAACTACAGCATGAAGTTGACATGTTTAACAGAGCATTCGCTGAAATTATGATTGAGGGCGATGCTGGTGAAAGACCATTCACGTTCCCAATTCCCACATATAATCTAACAGAAGATTTTGACTGGGAAAACCCTATATACAATCCAATTTGGGAAATGACGGCCAAGTACGGCACCCCGTATTTTTCTAATTTTATTAACAGCGATATGAATCCCGAGGATGTCAGAAGCATGGCTATTCTTGGTTCACAGAATGTAATATATAAGAATGGGAATGGGAGGGTTTCTATAGATGAAATTAGAAACATTGTTTCTAGGTGGATAAGCAGCAAAGAAAAACCAAGCTATAGCATACTTAATAATGGAAAATTTGTTAGCATCTCAGACATGTTTGAAGTCCCGTATGATAAATACGATAAGTATGTGTCTATCATGCTTGATAATGGGTTGAAGCAGAATTTCTCGATGCAGCATAAATGCCCTGTGGTGCGCGACGGAGAGATAACAAACGTTGAGAGCCAAGACCTAATTGCTGGCGATATGCTTCTTTTTGCAAAAAGAGCATATGATATAGATGAGGCAATTGGTAGCTACGAAGCCGGATTAATGGTTGGTTATTTTCTTGGAGAAGGATGGAAACAAACACATAGTGATTCTGAAATAAACTTCGCCATAAACATAGAAAGGGAAGACATAGTTAAAAGGATATATGATTTCTTTACTGCAATCGGGTGTGAAGTATCGTATTATAAACAGGAAGATGTGCACATATTCAAGGTTCACGTTTATGGCAGACAGGCCGTTGGGTTTGTATCTCAATATATTCGTGGTACAACAGCAAAGACAAAAAGGATAGACTATAAAACGTGGAACACAAGCCTTCTTTTTAGGGAGGGAATGTTTGAAGGATACCAAGATACTGATGGAAGTAAAAAGGTAAGAAATATAGCACACACTACTAATAAAAAGCTCGTTGAAGATCTTGTTGTCCTTTGTTCTTCTATTGGTAGAGGAGTTTCTTATTCTGTGAATAAAAACAATACCAGATACTTCAAGAAGGATAAGTCGGATTTTGAACGCTTTACAAGCTATAAGCTGGAAGAAAGAGATTACAACGATTTTAATGACGACTATTATACTGTTGATGTTAAGTCTGTTTCTTTTGAGAACTCAAAATCGGATGTTGTTTATAATTTTACAGTTTCTACAAAAGAACATCTATATGAACTTCCTAATGGTATAGTCACACACCAATGCTGTAGGCTGCGGATCAACAACGGAGATCTATACAAAAGGGGCGGCGGGTTATTTGGAGCAAATCCCAAGACTGGAAGTTTAGGTGTAGTCACAATTAATTTGCCTAGAATTGGGTGTATCGCAGATAACGAAGAGGAGTTTTTAGATATTCTTACTGGGCTTATGTGGAAGGCAAAAGACTCTTTAGAAATTAAGAGAGAACTTCTAGAAAAGCTAACAGAACAAGGGCTTTATCCGTACTCTGAGTTTTATCTTAGAGATATTAGTGTTAGTGGGAAAGGATACTGGCATAATCATTTTTCGACAATCGGCACAATTGGGATGAATGATGCTTTGTACAATTTGCTCGATACAGATATTATGTCTGAAGAGGGGAAGGAATTTGCAATTAGGGTTTTATCGCATATGAGAGAGGTCATTTCATTGTTTCAGAACAACACTGGGAATATTTACAACTTGGAAGCAACCCCCGCAGAATCCGCAAGCTTCAAACTAGCGCTGAAAGACCTTAAATATCTTGACGACATCAAGTTTTATAACATAGACGTTGTTGGCGGGGATACTCCGTATTATACGAATTCTTCCCAATTGCCTGCATCATCTGGGCTTAATTTATTTGATTCTCTAGATTTACAAGACGAGCTACAGGTATTGTACACTGGAGGGACTGTGTTCCATACTTTCCTTGGCGAGCGAGCGCCTGATATTGGCTCGTTGAAGGCTCTCATCAAAAAGATTGCGACAAACTATCATTTGCCTTACTTTTCCATAACTCCGACCTTTTCCGTATGCCCTAATCATGGGTACGTTGCTGGAGAACATTTGTTTTGCCCAGAATGTGAGGAAAGATGCGAGATATATTCCCGTGTTGTTGGCTACATAAGGCCGCTTGATGCGTTTAATGATGCCAAGGTCGCCGAGTTCTTCCAAAGAGACAACTATACAGTTTCTGGGGATGTTCCAGAAGACGACTTGACAAACACCAAAGAATAGTATATAATGATTTTTGTGCGGTTGCGGCTTCTTAGGAAGATCTGACGTGCGAACGGCAGGCGGAAAGCAAGTCGATATGACCACTGCAACCCATAAGATCGGGAAGGCACGGCTCCCGGCCAGCCGCACAATCTAAAGCAACAAGGGAGAAACCATGAAAACAGTAGAAGTGCATCTGGGGTATTTCAAACAGGGGGATGATTTACAGTCCTGCATAGAGGAAGAAGGCAACAACGCAAAGGCACTTTATTTGCTTGCTGAAAGATTAGAGGGAGTCGTTAAACACATTGACAGCATTTCTAGTGTCTTCACCTCAAAAACTCACATAGATATATGTGCCGACACTCATTACATTGCTATTACATGCGAAGACGAAGTAGCGCAAAAACTAGTAGATGAGGGCTTGGCATATTTTCCAGAATACGATGAAGAAGATGGCCTATGAAACTACTAACAGAAGACGTGCAAGAGATAAGGCGTTATAGCGACACGCAGGAGCAAATCGCTGAATACTTTAGTGTTGACGAAGACATGCTTGGCGCAATTGTTCCCGGCACAACATTCGCTTCGTTGAGAGAACTAAGAGAGAACGAGGATGTGTACGAAATTTACTGACAAAGGGAGATATCATGGAGAAATTTGACCTCAAAACAAAATGCCATTGCCTTAACTGTGAATTTGAAGGAACATACGACGAGCTAGAATATACAGACTTTAATCGAGGAGAGCCATCATGTCCTTATTGTGGATGCGGAGAAATTGAAGAAGGAGCCTTTACGTTGCTTTCCGACATGGTTGAAATTTCACGCGAAACACTAGAAGAACTCCGAGACTGGCTATCATATCCGCAAACAACTGGCGGTAGCTTTCCTATGGAAACACACAGAGCTGAATCAGAGGGGTTAGATCACATATATAGCGAGATAGTTGATGCGATTGAAGGAGGAGAATAATGAACGAAGACGCGCTTAGTATTGCCGAATCTATCCAATATAACCTTAAGAATTTAGTTAGACTGGCTGACAATCCTTCTTATAGCACTATATATATGGTTATTTGCGGCCAGGTTGATACACTTGTAGGATTATTGGAGGATGAGTATGAAGAGGACGGTGCGTTATAAATATTGTAAGGGTAGAACCTGTCTCAACCGTCGATTTTCCTGGAGAAGTATCCTCAGTGTTCTTTGCGTCTGGGTGCAATTTCCGGTGTCCATGGTGTTTCAATAAAGAGTTGGTGCCATTTGACACAGATGGACGAAAAGTGTATTCATTGGATGAAGCACTCAAGTTAGTCCCTAAACAAATAGACTGCATAGTTTTATCAGGTGGCGAGGCGTTCGCTCAAGAAGGAATCATAGAGACAATCCATGCGTTGAAAAGCAAAGGATACAGGGTAGCCGTTCATACTAACGGCAGTTTCCCAAAACTTATCGAACAGGTTATCTACTTGCTAGACTACATCGCCATGGACATAAAAGGCAAACTTAACATGTATTCAATGCGTTGTGGTACAAATGTTAACACTACAGACATATTTGATAGTATTCAGTTGATAACAGACAGTGGCATTCCGCACGAGTTTAGGACAACGGCAGCGCCAGGAATTAGGCATTCAGAAATACACGCCATAGGTAAACTGCTTAGTGACTTAAACGCACATATATACTACTTACAACCGTATATTGAGGTGAGGGATAAGCTGAAGAATGATTATCTGACAGTTGGCGAACTTCGTGAAATTGCAAAGACGCTGCCGATAAAGACGTTGGTAAGGGGGTAAAAATGAAGATAAAGAAAGAGCCAAAGAAGCCTGCGCGGATAAAGAACAAACAATATGAGAAGGAGATATTCGAGGGAGAAAGCCTTAAATCTATAGTCGATTTTCTGGCCGAACAAGGTATTGATCTTGCGAGTGTAACGATAGACAAAAAACGCGAGTATTGGGATGATTATTATATTGTATACCTTTACTGGAAGGCTGATGAATCGGACGAAGAATTCTCCAAACGAACGAAAGCTTATAACACAAAGCTCGCAAATTATAAGAAGTGGTGCAGTGAAAACGAGTCGGAAATAAAAGCGGAAATAGAAAAGCGAGAAGAGGAAGAAGAAAAGAAACACCAAAGAGAAATAGTTAGGTTAGAGACAAAGTTAAAGAAGCTAAAGGAAGGAGAGTAATAACATGAAAATAGCACAAGAAACAGCTGAGTACATCTACAACAGACAGATATCTGACTACCCGATGTACGTTGACGAACTTGAGTCGTTCATTGCGTTTAAGATTAACGGCGGTGAAACACCAAAACATATCAAGGTTAATCTTGACCTTATTCCAGTAAAAGAATGTTTGCCTACAAACAAAGAGGCAATGTGGTGTCTTGAGATTGTACGCATAAACACATGCGGAGAACGCGAACGTGATTTCGCTGAATATGATGATGGCCGGTGGTTGGCTGTTGACGGGACAGGCGATATATACAAAAAAGTGACTCATTGGTCAACAATCCCCGGCTTGACAAACGCCGAAGAGTAGTGTATAATTAGTACATATAGGAGGCAAAAAATATATGGGGGCGACTTTGGAATCGAGCGGTTACAGGAAGACATGATTGCAAGCGTAGCGCCAACTACTAAACTGGCAACAAAAACAAAGTTCAACATTAAAACACTCTTCGCTAATGCGAAGGATCGAGTCGTAAGCTTCGTCAGTGGACTCTTCTCGGTCAACGCCACACTGGCAAACGCAGTACCTGTCCCAGCTTAGAGCAAGGGACCTACAGAGGCTTTCCTGGTTGAGCCAATACTAATCGACCAAGTGGTGGAACGACCGAAGCTGGTCAACCCCAAGGCATCCATGCCTAACTGGATATGCTTGTAGACGTTGTGTAGAATGTAGATCGTGACTCGGTGTTCGAATCACCGACGCCTCCACCAGAGATGGTGATAAAGATGAAAACAGTTACAATAAAATGCGCTGAATGCGGGCAGTTGTTTGATAAACCCAAGAAGGAGATAACGAGACAGAACAAAAAGGGGAATAATAGATTCTTTTGCTCGCTTTCTTGTGCCGTAATATATGGCAACAAGGGTAGAAAACTTCCAATGATAAACGTAATGTGTGAATATTGCGGGGAAGAGTTTGAAACTTCGTCTGGGTGCAGACAAGCCAGATTCTGTTCTCGTTCATGTGCTAGCGCTGGTAGCGTTACAGATTACCGTAGGTCAAAGCAACGCGAAGCGGGGCTAAACTCTAAGAACCGAGAGGCGCTTAGATCGCATATAGGAGACAGTCTACGCGCTAGAGAGTGGTGGAAATACGCAGATATTAATAGCTTTATTGACAAACGAGGCGACATGAAGAAGATGCGGATGGAAGATGTAACTCATATCTGTGCTAATGCTTGCGAATTCATTCAAGAAGCGTTGATGGAATTTGACATTTACTTATCCGATGAAAAAGAAGACAAGGTGTTCGACGCCATCTTAGCAATCCTTGAACTTGAAGGCGAAGGGGATTACAAGAGCTATAATTAAGGGAGGATTTATGAAATTAGAAGCGGGAGACGTAGTAAAGGCAACATCTTTAATGGGAGAATGTTGGCAGCATAGTGAACGCGGAGAATGTCTGGGAGAAAACGTAACAGTAATCGGACCTAAAGACAATGGCTATGAGGTTAACGTATTCTTAGGCGGAGAACTAAAATCGTTCGTATTTGCACCAAGCGAATTATCGGAACTAGACTGATGAAAAAGTGGATTGCTGCATCAGGTGTCTCGAAAATGCTCAATTGCAACGTATATACTGTATATAAAGCCGCAAGTAATGGCAAATGGGAATATAAGATGGGAAAGCCTCCGAAGGGTGGGGGTAAAAGCCCGAAGTTGTACCTATCCTCAGATGCTATGTCGTGGAAGAAAATGCTCGATAGCAACAAGGCTGGTAACGGGACGAACAGTGCTTTTGGCGATATTCTAAAGTTGGTTAAGTGGGCGGATGCACTTTCTGCTTATCCGAGTGACGCAGAAATCGAAAAGCACACCACATTCACCTATAGAGTTCCTGATATTGTGAGCGTTATTGAGAATAGGGTTGCGAGAGGATTCGCTGAGTTAAAGATGGTATAAGGGAGATAATATGAAATCTACAGCCGTTATTGGTCTATTGGTTGTTTTTGGCGGACTTGTCCTGTTGAGCGCTGTTCCCGTGTGGCTATTGTGGAATGGAGTGCTAGTAAATGTAGTCTCAGGGGTTTCAGAGGTTAGTTTCTGGCAGGCGTTGGGGATGACGTTCCTTTGTTCGATGTTGTTTAAGTCTTACAATACGACGGCAAAATAAAAGGAGGCAACAATGGAAAAGACACTTAGGGTGATCGCGGAGTGCTTTGCTAATAGGATTGACAAGATTGACCAGAATATTGTAGGGATACTAAGAGAACCTGCGCTATGGTTCTCTCCTAAAATCAGGCGAGATCAGAAACGCATAAAAGACTTGAGGTTTCGCAAAATGATACTATTAGACATTAGCATAGCGTTAACAAGTGCGTCGATTGAGCTTGGAAAAGAGAAATAATGGGCATTGAAAGCACTAGATATATCACAAGAGAAGATGCTATTGATAGGATTAAAGGCATGTCTCAGTTATTCATAGAGCGCAATTATTTGGAAATAGAGGCGCATTCATTTGAACAAGGCATAGGAGGTGGGAGAATGCTGGAATTCGTTGATAATTGGAATCCTGATGAGGTTTATGGATTTGAAAATTGGACGGATGAAATGCTTGGTAACTATATGGACAATCCGTTTTTCAGGTATGCGATGTTTGAGAATTACTTGATTGAGGAGGAAAACAAATGACACAAAAAGAAATAAACGCAATGACAGATGAGGAGTTACGTGTCAAGGCTGATGAATTACTCCACCCTGGCAATAGAATCAACTTCTTTTGTGATAAATTGGCTAGATTCTATCCTGGCGACTACGAAGAATATGATTGGGTCCCAGATTATCCTAACGATATAGCAGCAGCGCGGGGGTTGGTTGATCTTGTATTTGCCGACAACAACGCAGACCAGATGGAGTATCACGAGTTCTACTTGGATAATTCACATCTTATACATGTTGGGGCAAAGCCATTTTTAGAACACAGTTTAGCGGAAAGATACATTCAGGCATTATGTGAGGTTGTTGATGTACGTCCACTTGGCTTGGCTTACTCCGATTTTGGGTCTGTGTCTTACGGCGATCTGTCTAAATTAATCTATGCGCATCCAAACACAATCACAAAAGCGTTCATACTTGCATCGACGGGTTGATAAGCTGGAAGAAACACTAATACTTGACAAATAGCATAAAATAGTGTATAATGATAGATGCAGGCGGCCTAAGTCGTGGGTCATATTGATCCATCTCATGGAACGATGCGGGTCGCCTGACAAAATAACCATGAGGTGTTAGGAATGAAGGAGATGGAAAATTGGAAAGACGTAGTTGGCTATGAAGGATGGTATGAGATTAGTGATTGGGGGAATGTCAAGAGGGTAAAGAAATGGAAAGGCGCAGTTGTGGGGAGGGTTCTCAGGAATCAGACAGATAAGTATGGATACAGGAGTGTCTATCTCAATAGAGACGGGAGCCGCAGGTTTTTCAGAATCCATCGTCTAGTCGCGGCGGCGTTTATTGGTGTATGCCCTGACGGCAAGGAAGTTAATCATAAAGATGGGCGTAAGGCGAATAACCATTTAGAGAATCTTGAATATGTAACATCGTCTGAAAACCAACGCCATTCGTATGCCATGGGATTAAGGTCTAATCGCGGGGAGAAGGCGCCAAACAGCAAGTTGAAAGAAGAAGATGTGCGTAAGATAATTCTGCGTATTGGGAAAGAAACGCATAAATCAATCGCTGCGGATTTTAACGTAGGGAGATCGACCATTGCTGCTATTGCGTGCGGTCAAAATTGGGCGTATCTAAAAGAGGAGGACGATGACGAACGAACTTAAAATAACAGAAAGCGATATCGCTAAGCTGAACAGTTTAGAATGGAGTAAGCGCAATAGGATGGTCAAGTCTAAGATTGAACTGAAGTATGTCCCGTTTTCAATAGACACACCGCCGTATATATATCCCTTTCTAAAAGAAATCTACTATAGCCGCTCGATAGGCGGACCAAGACATCTTGTGATAATGAAGCCAAGGCAAATTGGCGCTACTGAACTTGCAATTAACTCGGCATTTTACGCTAACGACGTTTTTTCCGCAAATGTGATCTATTGCTTACCCGGGCAGACGGATCTGAGAAAATTCGCAGGCGCAAGAATTAACGAAATAATAAGAAGCTCCCCTAGGATAAGGTCGAATTTTACGGCAATTGATAATTTGGAGCTAAAAGTAGGGCGAAATGCGTCTATCCATCTGAAAGGTATGCAGTCTGAGGCGGGGCTTGAAGAAACGCCCGCTGACTATATTATACGTGATGAAATAGACCAAATGCCACCTGCTAACGCGGCAATGATACTTGAGGCACTTGGGGGTTCGTTCCTGAAGTGGATTCTTGATTTGAGCCACCCGACATATCCTGGCAAAGGCATACATGAATCATATCGAGAGTCGAGTCAAGGCACTTGGATGTTTATCTGCCCTTACTGTGGCGCTAAACAAAATCTGAGCTGGGAGGGGAACGTAGATGTTGTGAACCACTGCTATAAATGCGCTCAGTGTTATAAGCGTCTTGAGAAGAAAGATTTTTGGACTGGTTTTTACGAGCATAAGATTCCAGATCATCGTGTTAGGGGCTTCCAGTTTAACCAGATAATGAGTCCTACCGTGGACCTTTCTGACCAAATTATTAAGTGGAACCTATCACAAGGAATTCCTTATAAGATGCGGATTTTTCACAATACTGTGCTTGGTCTTCCGTACGCAGAGAATTCAAAAAAACTAACTGAAGAGGCTGTACGCGATCTTATGAAAGACCAGCCGCACATGGTATTTAAGGCGGCTGAATCTGTTATGGGTCTAGATGTTGGCAGCGGATTACATTTATGGGTGCAGTCCGGCGAAAATCTGTTGACCGTTGCGTTGTTAGATGATTGGGGAGAGCTAGATAAATATGTCGATAGGTACAACCCAAAATGCGTCGTTATTGATGCTGGGCCGGAAGGTCACGCCGCCAAGACAATGGTTGAGGCGCTAAGAGAAAAGGGGATAGATGCCTGGATGTGCATGAGGTCTGATGGGTTGGCTGGGCATAGAATTATTGACGACAATACAATGACGATAAAAGTAAATAAGACTGAACAATTTGATGAGTTTTACGCTCGCCTTTTAGGGATGAACTTGCCGTCTAATCTACCGCAGGAAGCAATTGACCAACTAGTCGCCCCAGTAAGGACGTACAGAACAGCGCCAGACGGCAGCAAGAAGGGCATATATGACAAAGGCATCTGCCACTATGCGGACAGCGCGTCATACGCAATGGAAGCCGCAAAACAAATGGAATCACGCTACATCATACCCAAAGACATCATAGTGCCACAGATAACCGGAAAAAGTAGATGGAAAGGTAAACTAACGGGGGATAATGGCTGATATACGAGAATTGCCTAAAAACATAGAGGCAGAGCAGGTTGTATTGGGATCTGTTATGCTTGAGCCGGAATCAGTGTGTCGTATTGTCCAGGAGAAAAAGTTAGAGCCTGAGCATTTCTACGAAGCGCGACATCGTGTTATATACGCCTCTATTAAAGAGCTATTAGATGCTGGTGATCCGCCGGATATTGTAATACTGTCAAATCACCTAGAAGACAAGAACGACATGGAGAAAGCTGGCGGTAGAATGTACCTTAACGAGTTATTGGATCGTACTTCTACGACCGCAAGTATAGAGCATTATATTGACATTGTGAAAACTAAGTCTGCTATGAGGCAGATAATCGAAGCTGGGGCAAAGATTGAAGAGGTCGGATATAAAGAAAACGTTGATATTGCTGAAGTGTTTTCTAAGGCGACACAAATAATAGGCGACATTGATATGCCTGAAGATAAACCGCCTTACGTTATGTTAGGCGACGAAGTAGCTGAACAAATTAGTATTCTTGAGCAGATACACGCGCAAGGCGGCGGTGGGGTCGTTGGCGTTCCTAGTGGGTTCGCTGAATTAGATAAGATTACGTCTGGTTTTAGAGACTCTGATTTGATTATAATTGCAGCTCGCCCAGGCGTTGGAAAAAGCGCGATGACTACATCAATAGCTAGAAGGGCGGCGCTCGATGGCTATAAAGTTGGGTTCTTTTCACTTGAAATGTCGCGGGAACAAATGCTACAAAGGTTACTGTGCGGTGAGGCTCGCGTTAATCTCCAGAAGATGCGCGGTGGGTATATGGGCATGGAGGATTGGCGGCGTCTAACTGATGTTGCTGGCAAGATTAGGTCTGCGCCGATATATGTAGATGACACTCCAGGAAATCCGCTATCGGATATTGTTTCAAGAGCGCGAAGAATGAAAGAGAACGAGGCGATTGATATGCTGTTTATAGATTACTTGCAGTTAATCGAGATACCAGGATTCACTCGTAACCGCGAGAACGAAGTTGCTAAGACAGCTAGAACGCTGAAGAAGCTTGCCAGGGAGCTTGAGATACCTATTATCGCGCTGTCTCAGTTGAATAGAAACACAGAACAGCGAACAGTTAAGAATAAGAGACCAACGCTAGCTGATCTGAGAGAATCCGGTGCCCTGGAACAAGATACGGATATGGTGATATTCATATATAGGGATGACTACTATAATACAGAAACCGAAGAGATTGATACTGTTGTTCCCGCCGAGCTTATCATTGCAAAGCAACGTAACGGACCACTGGGCAGGGTACACGTATCATTCCACAAATCATTTGTAGACTTTTACCCGAACGTTTACGCCGACGAATATAAGGGATTTGGGTTTACGCCCGAACAGGATGGACAATATGAATGAAATACAGGAATATAACGAGAAGGAGCTTGTATCAGAGAGGCGTAAAGAGCAGTTTGAAATGCGCCTACGTGGTATTAAGCGCGGAAAGATTACCGAAGAATTGAGTGCCAAATATGGTGTTGTTCCGGCCACTATTGACCAAGATTGGCAACGAAAATCAGACTGGTGGCTAGATGTTATCGGCATTAATGACGTATCTGGATTGGTTGTAACTACAATTGGATCGTTTAATCTTTCGCAAGACTTCAGAAAGCAACTTTTCGAGGGGCTATTGGGCCTTGCTAACAAGATTTCGCCGGATAAAGACGATGATGATACGCTGACATTAGATGAATTAGAGGCATTACCGGCAGTTTGGGGTATTATGATGAAACTTTTGAATGATATGGACGCCGCCGAAAAAACAAAGTCTGATATTCTAACCAAATTAGGCATATTGAAGGAGGCTCCGAAAAAAGTTGAGGTCAGAGAGACGAGGGTTGAGCATAAACTTGACTGGGCTAAGTTTACTGAGGGGTTGGATGACGAAACACGTCGAAAATTCTTTGATGAAATAGGCGGAATAAATACATCTGGAGCAATAGATATTGAAGGAGGGGAGGAATAATCATGGCTAAGGAACTATTATCCACAGAAGAAAAGAAAAGACGCAGAAGTGAGTACTATCGAAAATACTACATAGAACACAGGAAGGAAATTCGCGCTCAACAGAAAGATCATTACGCAGAGAATCGAGAAGAGATAAGGGCGAACCAAAACAAGAACTATTGGGCGAACCGCGATAATATTTTGTCTAAGCGTAAATCCAAGAAGCTTGGAGCTGCGATTAAAAGGATCGAGGAGAAGAAAAATGCATAGTCTACCCATATTTCTAGAACATATTGTAGGAGAGACTAGAGATTATTTGGCCGATGTTAGGAAAGATCACATCGAGTTCAAACTTTGGTTCAATGGAGACGAGGGTATGTACAATTGTAAGTTCTCCTATGGCCGAGTTGGGCGTGGCTCAAAGATAGAAAGTGTATGCGCCGCTATAGCCAACGCAATACTGGCAATCGACGAAGATGGGCCGTAAAAAGCCCATTTTTCGCCGAATATCCTAATAATCGTCACCCACTAAAGAATAGTCATGTTCTCGAATTCTCTAGCATTTCTGTATTCGTCTTTTATTTTGATTGTGGCGGCAATGAATGATGTTGCATACACTAAAGCATATGCGCGAGCATCTTCATATCCCTGGCAATAATGATCGTACATAAACCACACTAGAAATGTCTTCATACATCCTCCCTTTGTTGTTGAGCGACTAGTCAAGCCTAAGAGCTACCTGCCCATAAGGGCCGCTGGGTCTTTCGAGGTTACTCGTTTGCTCAACGCTACTGTTAACCTTTGTTCGCTATAGTCGCTCGATTCTGTCAGATCATACACTAAAACTCCAATGATGTCAACCATATAGTTAGCGGCTTGCAATCGGTACGTTTTTGTGTATACTGTGGCTATCTGAAGGAGGCGCGACAATGAAGATAGAACGATTGGAAGAGATAGTAGAACACGCTGCTGCAATAGTGAATAAGTTGCCAACTACTCATCCAATGTTTCAATCAGCTCATACTCAGTGGTTTATGTTGGAGAAAGAACTAACGGAAGCAGAGAAGGAGGCAGAATGAGCGATATAACAAGACTAGATGGCGAGGGAGATATTCGCACAACAACGCATGTTCACCGGCGAATCGAATGTGAAGAGTGCGGAGAACCTGCACATTACAAGTATTCATTTCTATTTGAAGGGATGAGATCAAATCCCGCATCATCGGCATACGGGTGTGATGATTGCAGTTGGTGCTCAGATGTTGACGTATTCACATGTAAAGGATGCCACCCTACTGTTCCGAATGGGTGCGTAAATACACCATCGCGCTATACGATGGGCGAGCGATTTGCGCACATGTTCTTGGAGTGGGATCTTGTTGATGAAGTAATCGAGAAGGAGTGACAATGTACGGATACCGCACAAGATATATGCTAACGCATCCACATAAGATGATCCATCGCACATTCCGCGAGATACGATGGGCATGGCAACGAGTTGTTCGTGGATGGGATGATACGGTATGGTGGAGCCTTGACAGTTATCTTTGCCCGATTATTATTCACACACTAACAAAGCTAAAGGAAGACGGGAACGGATACCCTTCTGACACGACTCTTGAAAAATGGGAAGAAGTACTTATGGAGATGATAGACGGATTCAAGGCGGCGCAAGA